AAAAGTATGAATCTGGAAACGTTGCAAATTTATTGACTGGAGAATAATATATTCTATCGTCATATACTACATCGTCTTTTCTTACATTAGATATCCAAGCTCTTCTAGCACATACTGTAGCTGCCTTATATCCTCCTTTTGAACCTAAGCTAATGCTTTGCTCTTCTTGAGAATATCCATTAATACTTTCATAAGTATCTAGTGCAGGATTAATAATATCTATTTGTGATGATAGAGATTCATTACCTGAAGAGCCATAAGTTCCTGTATTTGTCCATGCAGTAAAATCTTCAAACAAATTAGGTCTAGCTCCTCTTTCATAATCGCAATCTAAAAATAAAGTAAATCTATCTCCAGAGTCTTTAATTCTTGTATATATTCTAAAACCTTTTTCTTTTGGTCTAAATGCAGATGATATATTCATTTTAACATCTACGTTTTGAAAAAACTGACCAACTCCTATCACTGCAGTGGTTGACTCTGGTGTGTGTGGTAAAGTTTCATCTCCGCTATAATCTACTAATGTATAAGAAAACTCATATATACCTTCAGGAAATCCACCAGCTGGTATAGTATTGTCACTAGATTTTTGCAATATAGTTCCGCTAGCATGTTCAGTTATAGTTGTATCTCCAAATCCTCTGATAACAGTTAGTTTTTGTATATTGCCATTTGTTGTATCTGTATTAGAAATAATTTTCATAGCTTCGCTACCTAGATAAATAACGTCATCTGCTTGTATATCACTATTACTACCTATATCAGCAGCGCTAGCTGCCATTGTTACAAAAAAGCTAAAGCTATCTGTTTTTACAGAATCATCTGCAGAATCTGCTGGGTTAGCAGTTACGATTATATTCTGACTACTTTGTTGTATATTACTTAAATTTGTTTGCACAGGAGATGAATTAAAACCTAATCTAAATTCACCAGCTGTATCAGGATTACTTAAACTTACTGTAGTTTCATCTTCTATAGCTTCAAAAATATCATCTGTAGTAGAAGCAGGTGCAGCGTCTCCTCTAATCCATGCAGAATCTATTGCATCATTAAATCTTGGTTTACCCTCTATAAGTTGTATAGATTTTTGTGTAAAACTACCAGAAGTATCTACTCTCTTTCTATCTGCTACATATAACACTCCATCAACATAGTAATATATTGGTTCAAAAACACCATCAGAAACACTAGCTATTGAATTATTATCTGTTGGATTAAAATTAGTATCATTTACGTCTGAAAAAGCTGTTAAGTCAGTACGACCACCTCTATAATCTCTTCTTAAAAATTTTAAAGCAGTATTGTCTGGATATGCTATAATCTCTGTAGCTGTCTGTGAAACTGCTCCTGTGCCATCGGATATATCAAACTCATGGTTAAAAAAGAAAGCACCAGTTCCTTGAGCATTTGTACTAACTCTAGTTATAGTATTACTAGTATGAGACCTGTTTAAATTATCTGATTGAGATTCTATCAATCCTGGGTTAGATAGTATACAATTATCTGCTAATTGAACTTGATTGGGCAAAATATCCCTAGGAGAGGACTTAGTATTTAGTCCTCCACTAAAGTCATTTAATGTAAACATTTGTTTAGGCACTTTTCTTTACCTTTTCAAAACTACGCATTCCTCCAAGACCTAAGAGTCCCATTAAAATTGTAGTTAAAGTTGTCATATCAAATTCTGGCAATATTATATTGTGACCAAAAGCACTTAATATAAATGCTAACATTGGTTGCATTACAAAATGATAGCCTAGTGCAAAGGAACAAATCCAACCTACTGAAGGTCTCCATCCACTTTTAAATAAACTATCAGAGCCAGCCTCTACTTTGTTTACCTCTATTTGGGCCTTATTAATTTCCATAATTAAGTTTGCTTTTTCTTCTTTATCTAAAGTAAACTTGTCAACATGACCAGCTACTTTATCAATAATGCCTGCAACTACATTTAGTTTAGGCATGTTCCACATAAACAATCACAGTTCATAATTGTCCTCCTACCATTTTACTTTATTAGCCCAGTAAGCAGCACTCATCTTACCCTTGGCTATGTTTCTTCTATGTCGTGCTTTGAAACTTTTACGTTTCATTTTAATTCTTCTTGACTCACCTTTTTTAGGTTTACCTGCAGTTTTAGCTCCTTGTTGTCCAAACCTTATAGTTTTGATTTTATCACCTTCTTTGGCTACAACTATATGAGATTTTTTTGGATGATTAGGTGTTCTTTTAGGTTTGTTGTAACCTGAAACTCCAGCTCTAGCTAGTCTTGGGTCTTTTTTACTTTTTCTTTTTGCGGGCATTTTGTCTCCTAATACTTTCTTTACCTTTTTTAAAAATGCTTACTACCGTTCTTTTACCCATAACTTTTGCTCTTTGTTCTCCTACGGTAAGTATTTGTATTTTTCTTGCAAAAGGTTTTCTTATTTTTTTTACTCTAGCTACCGTTGCTCTAGCATCTTTAGGTGTTGCAAATCTAATTCTTACTGTATCTTTTGGATTTTCGTCAGTATATAATCTTCTGCCACTACCTTTAGGTTTTTTCCCAGTCCCTACTTTAGGGTCTCTTTTTTTTCTAGGCATTACTTTTTATTTTTAGCAGCAGGTTTAGTAGCACCCTTACCATTTTTTTGTTTCATTTTATTTAAAAGCTTAAAATCTGCTGCAGTAATTCTACCAAATGGTCTTGCTACATCTATGTTTGCTTGTTTTCCTTTTAATCCAGGCATTACTTTATCTCCTTCTTAATCTTATTAAATACCTCTTGTTCATCAAATCTCATACTTATACCTGGCTCATACCTTTCAACCTCTTTACCTTTTTTAAGAATAATAATAGTAGGGACAACTTTAATATTCCATTCTTTTTGTATTACAGCTCCAATAGATTTGTTATTTAAATCTATTTCTGCCACATAACAAAGGTCAGAAAGTTTTTCTATCTTTACTCTGTTTTTGTAATTCCAGGATGCATTAACTTGTATTACAGCACATTCTTGTATATTTAATGCTTGTATTTCTTGAAAGCTATTTAAGTTGACTGATTGTGAGTGCAGCCAAGATAGCGATGAGAAAAGCGTTAATACCAAGCATGATATAAATTTGTTGTTCATCAGTAAACCTCATTAGTTTTTATTCATGTCTAGTAGAGTTTCTTGAATCATTCTAGTATCATCTTTTACAGAATCTACTTTTTCTTCTAGTTTATCTACTTTTTCTTCAGTGTTTAATATTGAATCACGTATCATTTGGTCTTTTAAATCATATTCCATACGTGAAACCTCTGGCTCTGGTAATTCTTTAGCAAGTTCTATCTCTGCTTGTAACGAATACCACATACCAATAATCATACCTACAGTAACTAAGATACTAACACCTGTTTCTATAGATAATGTAAATTTAGTGTCTTTTCCTACTTCCATTATTGCCCCTTTATCTCATATCAGCTGGAACAACTTGTCTTGTTCCTCCAACCTTATCGTTTTTCTTCATACCATATCTTCGAACAGCTTCTTTATAGTTAGCCATACATTGTTGTGCAGAAGCCATTCTAATTTGAGCAAGACCTGCGTCTGTTGCTCTAGCTGCTGCATCCATTAAAGCTTTTGCTTTTACATAATCAATAAGAGCTGGTTGTAATACATTATCTATATCTATAGTTCCAGTAATACTTGTAAGTTTGTCTGGTTCTGCATAGTATGATATTACTAGTCCATCAATCATTTGGTCATTACTTGAACCTAATTGAACTGCTTTTAAATTACCTTTACCAGTTTCTGATGTGCCTGCATCTCCTTCAATAGTTGCAATTCCTAATCTATCTCCTTCAATCCACCAAACAAAAGTATCGCTTGGGTCTGTATATGTACTACTTACGTATGCCATTATATCTCCGTCCAGTTAGTATTTGCAGATGTACTTGATTCATTGTAGAATTGTTTAATCTCACCATTAGACAATCTAGGAATTTTTATATATTCACCTTCTGAATTTAGTATTGTACATCTAAATACTTTGTTAATAGTTACTGACTCATCATCATCTAGGGCATACCATAACTGATTATGCACTAAGTTTGTTTTAGCATTTTCTATTTGATTGGTATATCTACCCATATCAACTAATGCTTCATTAATTAAATTTATTACGTAGTTCTCACTGACATTAGGAACTGCTTGAAGAACTCTACTATATATTTCTTTACCTGTAAATTCTATAGCTGCCATTATAATACTCCTTGTAATGTTTGTATCTGCTCTTTGTATTGTGCATCAATTATTTGATATTGAGCATTTAATGCTCCTACTAATTCTATATCTTCATCAACATTGGCATCTGATATTTTTCTTTCTAATGCTTGTCTAGCAGCAAATAAAACAACAGCATATTCTGCCTCATCTGGAAAATTAGATATACTAGTATCTCCATGAGCGGACGTAATAGATGAATTAACAAAAACAACTCTACTATCACTGCTTGAATTACTTGCTGGGTATGTATTTAAAACATCGTTTTGTATAATATATGCTGGGTCGCTTTCTGACGCAGCTTCCATATAGTTTGTATCATTTACTCTACCCATCATTGAAGGTGGTAGTTTTCTACATGGTGTATAAATTTTACTTGCATGATTGTTATCTTTTCTAACAACTGCTAAAATCTTTTTTCCCTCTACATCTATATTATTTGTAAAGTTCTCATTACTAGCTATTCTTTCTAATTTATTAAGAGGTAAAGAATTTAATACAGAACGTGCACCTGCTGTTAACCAGTCAGATAGTGCATCATTTTCTGTGGTTCCAAAACCTGTTAATGCGTCTACTTGGTCTTTAAATGATTCTGCCATTATTTACCTTGTCCTCTATATTTCTTTTTATAATACTTATTGCTCATTTTATTTCCATACTTTGTTCTATGACTTTGCCCTTGTCTAGTTTTTTTCTTACCGTTAGTTCGTCTTGTAATTTTTCCAAAACTAGGTCTTGGCATTATCCTCTTCTCGCTTTTTTTCTTCTAGTAAAAGTTTTAACATTAGTTGGTTTTCCTCCAACTCCTTGAGCTTTTGCTCTCTTTCTACTAACAGCACTTTTAATTTGTGCTTTAGTCATTCTAGCAGCTTTTGCTGCAGGAACACATTTAGGGTATTTTCTTTTACTACCCTTTGCAGACTTACGTCCACATTTTTTGAAGCCACCACCTTTTTTGGGTGAACCTATGTCCACCCAATCTTCTTTAAACCATTTACGTAAACCGCCTTGATAAGCCATTATCTGTATCCACCACCACGTTTTTTGTATGTTCTTACCAACCAAGCATTAGCGTAAGCAGAAGGATATACATCAAACTTACGTTTAGCCTCAGCTTTTACTCTTGAGTATAAAGCTTTATTTGTTGGAGTAGGACTACCTTTTTTTCTAGTAGTCTTTCTCTTAGCAGTGCTTTTCTTTCTAGGAGATGATTTCCTTTTTACAGTTTTTCTTACAGCTCTTTT